CGCTGGGGCCGGTGACGGCGGTGGGGGCGGTGACTTATCTGGACGAAACCCGCGCCGAGCAGGTGCTGGACGATGGGGTCTATATCCTCGATCTGGTCAGCGTCCCGCAGCGCCTGGTGCGCGATCCTGATGAAAGCTGGCCTGCCACGGCGAACGTGCCGAATGCGGTGACGGTGGCCTTTACCACCGGCTTTGCCGCGGCTCCGGCCGAAGTGGTGCAGGCCATCCAGATGGCGGTAGGCGCGTGGTTTCGTGATCGGGAAGCCGGGGCGTTTCCGGCGGGCGCGCTGGCGCTGCTGCAGCCTTTGCGCAGGATCGTGATCTGATGGCCATGCTGGGCGGCGGAAGGCGCGATACGCGGGTTTCGTTTCAGCGCAATTCTGCCGGGCGGTCTGCGCTGGGCGGGCGGGCTTCGGCCAACTGGGGGGAGCTGTTTTCGCGGCTTGCTTCGGTGACGTGGGGTTCCTCGGCCGAGCGGCGGTCTGCGGCGGTGGAGGGGGCGGTGCAGTCTGCCACGTTCCGGGTGCTGGCCGATGCGGACACGCGCACGGTGCGGGTGACGGACCGGATCGTGGTGACGCTGGCGGGGCACGTGCTGGAAGGCATTGCCTTTGACATCACCGGCAGCGTGCCGATCGGCGCGCCAGTGCCGCATGAAATTGAATTTACCTGCACGGCGAATCGGGGCTGATCATGGTGACGCGGTCTGTCTTTACCGGGGGCAAGGATTTGGAACGGGCGCTGCTTGAGCTGTCCACCAAGTCTGCGCAGAAGGTGGGGCGGTTTGCTTTGCGGCGGGCGGCAAACGAGATTTTGAAGGCTGCCAAGGCGGGTGTGCCGGTGGACGAAGGGCGGCTGAAAAGGGCGCTGCGAGTGCGGGTGGACCGGGTGCGCGGGCGGGGCGATCTGCTTTCGGCGCTGGTCTATGCTTCGGGTTCGGCCTTCGATTATCGGCCACGGCGGTCTGACCGGCAGAGCCGGGTCAAGGGCAGGCTGGGCCCGGCGCGCTATTCCTATCAGATCGGCACGCGGCCCGATGTCTATGGCCGGTTCGTGGAATACGGGCGGCACAAGCAGGGGATCGCGGCGCGGCCGTTCATGCGGCCCGCGTGGGATTCGCAGGGCGGCGCGGTGGCGCTGGAACGGATCGGCGATGAATTGTGGCGCGGGCTTTCGAAAGAAGCCGCACGGTTGGGGCGTTAGTCATGGCGATGGAAGAAGACCTTGTGGCGCGGCTGATGGCCGACGCCGGGGTTTCTGCTGCCGTTGGCGTCGACACAGAACATGGCGATCCATCGATCTGTTGGGCCGAGGCTTTGCGCACGTTCGGGTTTCCGGCGCTGGTGCTGGGCAAGGTTTCACCGGGCCGCGAATATTCGCACGATGGGCCGGACGGGACAGCATCACATCGTGCCACACCGGCCACGCCCTGCGCCGCCGGTAACCGCGAATGGCGGCGTGGACGGTGCGCAGCGTCTGGAGCCAGAACTGGTCCGGCTGCCCACCCGCTTCACACCACAGGATCAGGAGATCATCCCAATCCCAGCCTACGCCGCCTTCGGAGGGTTTTCGCCTTCACCATCCTTTTTCGGTTCAGGCAGGAACCCTTCGAACGCGCGGATCACCGCCGCGTGGGCATCTTCGTTGGTCATCAGGATCTCTGCCGCCTCGGCCAGATCGATCACCTTGCCGCCGCCCGCCTGCAACCCGTGCCGCAACAGCGAAGCCGTCAGCCGCAGGTTCAGGATGCCGTTGTGCATGCCCAGCAGGCCAATGCCGGTTTCGGCCTCGGCTTCCATCATCACCGCCACGTTGACGGCGATCTTCAGCTCTTCCCCGTCATGGGAAAAACTGGCCTCGCCTTTCAGCTTCACCGCCATTACGCGGTTGCCGCCTGATCAACCGGCCCGCTGACCTTGATGGTCATGGATGCAGATTGCTTGCCCTTCACGCCCAGCTCATCAGGGCCATAACTGGTGACCACGCCCATGAAATCGCGCGTTTCGGTGCCGCTGGCAGCGTTGACCGTGTGGCTGAAGTAATAGGCCGTCGATGCCGCCAGCGCAGCAACGCAGGCATCATCGTTGGCATCGCCCGCGATGTAATTCAGCGTGACGGTCATTTCGCCCGGATCATAGACCCCATCGGGCATGAACTCCATCGCCCCGCCCGCGCTGCCATGCGTGGTCACGTCCAGAGCATCGCGGCTGCGGCGCGGCGGCGAAACGCTGGTCACGTTGGTCAGCGTGGTCGAAGGTGGATCAGAC